AAGAGGCAGTCTTTGGTCGTGGTGAGAAGTTCTTTGACATCGACGATAACCGCACTGACCAGGACAAGCTGGACATAGAGCAGGTCAAGCGTCAGATGTATGAAGACTTTAAGAAGAACAAGGTCCGTAAGTCAATCTCTGACATCATCGTTCTTGGTGCTGTGTATGGCACTGGCGTGGGTGAGATCACCATCTCCGAGAAGACAGAGTTGGCACCAGCATCCCGTCCGATCATGGAGATGGGTGTTACTGCCGTAGGCGTAGAAGAGCGTCAACGCTTCGTTGTTGGCCTAAAGCCGGTCAATCCTAAGAACTTCCTGATTGATCCTACTGCCACCAGCATTGAAGATGCTATGGGCTGTGCCGTGGAAGAGTTTGTGTCTATCCACAGCGTAGTCGCTGGTATGGAGTCTGGTGTATACAAGATGGTCGCCAACCTTGGCCCCACCGCTGTTGACTATGACCTGGAGCCGGTACAGGAAGACATCCAGTATCAGCAAGACAAAGTCAAGTTGCTGCGCTACTACGGACTTGTGCCTAAGTTCTTGATTGAGGCAGAAGACACCGAAGAGATCGTAAACCTGTTCAATAAGAAGACAGAAGAGTACGGCTCCGAGGCTGCAGACTACACCGAGATGGTTGAAGGCATCATCGTGATCGCCAATGACCAGTTCCTTCTCAAGGCTGAACTGTCGCCTTATATGATGCAAGACCGTCCGATGGTGGCTTTCCAGTATGACTCTATGCCCAACCGTTTCTGGGGCCGTGGAATCGCTGAGAAGGGCTATAACAGTCAGAAGATGGTGGATGCACAGATCCGTGCTCACCTTGATAGCCTGGCACTGACCACCGTGCCGATGATGGGTATTGATGCCACACGACTGCCTCGTGGTGCTAAGTTTGAGGTTCGTCCTGGTAAGACCATCCTGACCAATGGCAACCCTGCCGAGATCCTGCAACCGTTTAAGTTTGGCAACACAGATCCTGGCAATCTGCAGACCGCTGGTGAGTTTATGAAGATGCTGCTGATGGCAACATCGACGATGGACTCAGCACAGATCCCTGCTGCCACTGCAGACGGTGCTGGCCTCAATGCCGCACTCTCAGCCATCATCAAGAAGAACAAGCGCACACTGGTGAACTTCCAAGAGCAGTTCTTGATTCCGTTTGTGCAGAAGTCGGCATATCGCTTTATGCAGTTTGATCCTGAGCGTTATCCTGCCAAAGACTTCGACTTTGTGCCTTCATCGAACCTCGGCATCATCGCTCGTGAGTATGAGCAGATGCAGTTTATGAATCTGTTAAAAACACTGGGGCCTGAGTCGCCTGTGGTGCCTTTGGTGCTCAAAGCCATCATCGAAAACAGTGGTCTGAACAACCGCGAAGAGATGATTGCTCAACTTAGCCAGATGATGCAGCCCAATCCTGAGCAACAACAGGCACAGCAGATGGCAGTTCAGTTACAAATGCAGAAAGCACAGTTGGAATTGGCTGATCTGCAGGCTGACGTACAACTAAAACAGGCGAAGGCGCAGAATGAGGCCGTAGACGCGCAACTTAAACCGGCAGAACTACAGGCTAACATTGCTGCAAGCGCCTCTAAATACTTAGGAGACAGTCAAAATGCAACTGCAGAGTTTGAAAGACGGGTTAAAGTCGCTAATCTCGCACTTAAAGAAAAAGATATCGACACTAAACGTGAAATTGCTAACCTTCAAGTGGTGGCTGCAAGACAAAATCGCGGAAGTTAAGCGAAAATTCTTGACAAAATAACAATTTTATGGTATAATAACAGCAATGTCTCCAGAATTACAACAATATTACGAAGACAGATTTTCTATGATGTCCACAAAAGCGTGGAAACAACTCATAGAAGACCTTTTGGATATACGTACACAGTACGAAAACATCCGAAACTGCGATAAAGATACCGTAGAGTTCCGCAAAGGACAGGTAGACATCCTAGACTACATCATCACACTACAGGATTTGTCTGAAAAAGCCTATGAGGAACTGAAGAATGAGACGATTCTTTGATTTTCAGTGTTCTAAGGGACACATCGTTGAAAAGTATGTAGATGATTCGGTAAAAGTCGTGCAATGCCCACATTGCGGAAACGATTCTAGCCGTCTTATCTCAGCCCCAAGGATTAGTTTAGATGGTTGTAGCGGACATTTCCCTACAGCCTCTGATGCTTGGGTAAACCGGCGCAACAGCCACATAGCGTGGGAACGCAAAACAGGCCGTAGCGACCAGTGGAAGTAAATAGGTGGATAAGGAGCGCCCCACCAAGACGTAAAAATGCTCTTTCTTAATGCTATTTCAGCACGGGAGACATGATGGCTGGCTTTATTGAGGAAAGTACGAACGAAATTAGCCCTGACGAGGTTTATGTAGAATCTGCTGCAGATCCTGCTGAGTTACAGTCAGAAGTACAGCAAGAAGCAGTAGAAGAGGACGTTCCTGAGAAGTATCGGGGTAAAAGCGTCAAAGAAATCGCCCAGATGCACATGGAGGCCGAGAAGTTAATCGGTCGCCAAGGCAGCGAAGTAGGCGAACTTCGTCGGATTGTGGATGATTACATTCGTGCTCAAGCCGCAAGTAAGCAGCAACTGCAGGCAGAGCCTGTTGAGGAAGAAGAGTTCTTCGCTAACCCTAAGGGAGCGGTAGACAAGGCAGTTGAGTCCCATCCTGCTATTCAACAAGCAAAACAGTTGACAGTAGCGATGGCTCGTGATCGTGCTCTAGCGGCACTACAGGCCACACACCCTGATTATCAGCAGATTGTTGCTGATTCTGGTTTCCAGACATGGGTTGCTGGTTCTAAAGTACGTCAAGAGTTGCTTGTTCGTGCAGATCGTCAGTTTGACTTTGATGCAGCCAACGAACTTTTGTCGCTTTACAAAGAGCGCAAAGGTGCGGCGGTTCAAACAGTTGAAGCTGAAAAGCAAGCACGTAAACAAGCAGTACGAGCAGCCACTACCACGGTATCTTCAGGCAGTGATGAGGTCGCTTCTAAAAAGGTTTATCGGCGTGCAGACATTATTAAACTCATGCAAACTGATCCTGACAAGTACGACATGATGCAACCTGAGATCATGGCGGCTTATCGTGAGGGTCGTGTCAAATAACATTACGAAAGGATATTAAAAATGGCTAATACAGCATTCGCACCAAATAACGCAGTAGTTAAGTCGGCAGTTGATACGGCAGGTTTTGTACCTGAAGTATGGTCTGACGAGATCGTTGCTGCGTACAAGAAGAACCTAGTTGCCGCTAATCTTATCAAGAAGATGAACTTCAAAGGTAAGAAGGGAGATAAAGTTTATTTTCCTGCTCCTACCCGCGGTTCTGCCTCGGCTAAAGGTGCTACCGATGCAGTGACGCTAATCGCTGCTGGTGGTACGGCTCTGTCGGTTTCGATCGACAAGCACTTTGAGTACAGCCGCTTGATCGAAGATCTGGCCGAAGTTCAGGCTATGTCCTCGCTGCGTCGCTTCTACACGGACGACGCTGGCTACGCTCTGGCTACTCAGCTTGACACCGACGTTATCCGTCTTGGTCGTCTGTCGCAAGGCGGCACCTGGAACGGTACCGATGCTACGTTTGCTTACGCTAACGGCTACATCGGCAGCGATGGCGCTACCGCTTTCGACGCAACCGCTAACACCAACACTGGTAACGAGACTGCTCTGGCTGATGCCGGTATCCGTCGCGCTATTCAGCGTCTGGACGACAGCGATGTGCCGATGGATGGTCGTTTCCTGATCGTTCCGCCGGTTGCTCGTAACACCCTGATGGGCATCGACCGCTTTACCGAGCAGGCTTTCGTTGGTGATGTCGGCAACGGCAATACCATCCGTAACGGCCAGATCGGTGACATCTACGGTGTCAAGGTCTATGTTTCGACCAACGCTGATACGGCTACAACGGCTGGTGCTGGCGATACGAACCCCCGTGTTTGCTTGATGGCACATCCTGAGTTTGGCGTGCTGGTTGAGCAGTTGGGCGTTCGCGTTCAGACTCAGTACAAGCAAGAGTACCTCTCAACGCTGCTCACCGCAGATACCCTCTACGGTGTTGGCGAACTGCGTGACACTTCTGCTGTTGCGCTGATCATTCCTGGTTAATTGACTAGGTACAGCCCTGACTCACGAGGTTGGGGCTGTTTATATGAGTGCTTTGGCAACAGAGTTCTCATATAAGCCCAAGGAGACATAAATGCCTACGATTCTCACGAAGAAAAGTGACACTGCTAGCGCTGTCCCTTCCTCTTCTGACCTAACCCACTCATCTGGTGGTGCTGAATTAGCAGTCAATACTGCTGATAAGCGTCTATTCACAAAGAACTCTAGCGGCACCGTCGTTGAAGTCGGTACAACGCCTTCCACGCTGACGACTACTTCCGCAACCATTACCAACCTGACCAGCACCAACCCAACGCTGACAGGCGGTACAATCAATAACACCGTTATCGGTGGCACTACCGCTGCTGCTGTAACTGGTACAACTGTTACCGCTACTACTGGCTTTGTTGGCCCCATCACTGGTGCTGTTACAGGTAACGTCACTGGTAACGTAACTGGTAATGTGACTGGTAACGTCACTGGAAACCTTACTGGTAACGTCACAGCCTCTTCTGGCTCATCCACCTTCAACAATGTGACCATCAATGGTACACTGGATGTGACCAGCACCACGATCACTAACGTGGTTGATCCTGTTAATGCTCAGGATGCAGCAACAAAGAATTATGTTGACACAAAAGTAGCCGCTGTTATCGATTCTGCTCCTGCTGCTCTAGATACACTGAATGAGTTGGCTGCAGCACTGGGCGATGATGCTAACTTTGCTACGACAGTTACTAACTCGCTGGCAACTAAGTTGAATCTCTCCGGTGGTACCATGTCTGGTGCCATCGCTATGGGTACAAACAAGATTACTGGTCTTGGTGATCCTTCTTCTAACCAAGATGCTGCTACTAAGGCTTATGTTGATACCGCTGATGCACTGAAGTTGAATCTCTCTGGCGGCACTATGACTGGCAACATCGTCATGGGTTCCAATAAGGTAACTTCTACTGCAACGCCTACTACTGACGACGATCTTACTCGTAAAGCCTACGTAGACTCCATCCTTGGGTCTGCAACCTCTGCCGCTACCTCGGCATCTGCTGCTGCTTCTAGTGCCTCTGCAGCCGCTACAAGCGCTTCTAACGCCGCTACATCGGAGAGCAATGCCGCTGCCTCTGCCAGCGCTGCTGCAGCCTCCTATGACTGCTTTGATGACCGCTACTTAGGCTCTAAGGCATCTGC